AAAACAAAGTAAGCCGAATGGCGGTGCAGTGTGTTTATCCTAATCCTCTTATAATGCAAACAATCCTTATTATATTATTGGTTATCTTTGTTCCTGTAATGGTCTTGAAACTAACTAGTTACAGCTTCCAAGCTCCACAGAACTTTAGTTGTGGGTCTGATGAAGTCTGTTACTGTAGTGAATCACCAGATTGCAAGAAACGTGAAAGCAAAGAAAAGTAAGACATCTAAATATTACGCTAAGAATCCCAAGGCTGCGGAGAAACGCAGGAAGTGGCAGCGTAAGGAAAACAAGAAGAAGAAGAAAAAGCGTTATCGTGCCTTCTTGAATAAGATGCGTAGGAAGGCTGGACGTGATGGTAATCGTGACGGTATGGATTACGACCATGATGAGAAGAGATTTATAACTGCAAAAAGAAACAGAAGTAAAAAATAGTTATGAAAGCTAAAAAGAAATACAACACAGGTGGCATTTTCCCACCTGCTGTAGAATCTCTTAAAAAAAGAGCTGCAAAGAAGAAGAAAGCCCCTATCCAAGGCGGTATGCTTGCGGAAACTACCGTTACAGCAAAAGCCCCTACAGAGTCTGAGCGCATTAAGCGTGAAGTAAACAAGCCTGTTGGCTCTGATTTTACTTTTATTGGAGACCCTTCTGGTAAGATTGGTCAAATTGGCAAAGTAGCTAAAGTTGCAAAGTCTCTTTTAAAGTCAAGGGGATATAAAGCTATGGCTAAGATAGCAGCTAAGAAAGGAAAGCAGGGGACTGCTACTCTTAGAAACGCTCAGTCACGAGCAAACACTTTTGATGCCCTAGAAGGTATGCGTGCAGTCAAGGAAGGTCGTGTAAGTAACAAAGTGTTTAATAAACTAGCTAATAAGGTACTTAAAGGTGGAGTTAATCCAAGAACCCCTTACTTCGGAGCTAAACCACTTTCTGATAAAGAATTAGCTAAGCGAATGGCAGGGGTTGTAAAGGAAGGAAACGCAAAAGGTGCAGCCTACAAGCAATCGGTTAAAAGCCTAAAACCTAAGCGATGAAAGCGCAGCGTAAAAAAGTAATGGTAAAAGCTCCTTCTGGTTATCACTGGATGACCGAGAAGGGGCGTCATTACCTTATGCCGCATAAAGGAAAGTTTGTTCCTCATAAAAACGCAAGCCTTGAAGTAGCGTTTAAAGTTAAGACGGCACACTAATCTGTTCTTCTCCTTCAATCTTACGGTAGTACTTTTGTACTAGCAGCCTTGCCTTTTGGGTCAAGGCATATCTTACCCTATAGTTCATCTTGCTCTCACGAAACATAGCGTCCTCATAAGAGGTAGGGGACAGCTTATCATAATACTTAAACAGATACTCTTTGTTCTGAAGAGGGTATACAAGTCTCTGGGCTAGCTTCAACTTATTGTAGAAGTACGCCTCAGAAATGTGGTCTAGGGTAAAAAACTCATAGTCATAAGCAAATACAAGAAAATTTAGCTCGGATTCTTTTATATCGTAATTTCCAGCTATGTCTCTGGTTGCCAATCTTAAATACTTAAGGTATCCCCTTCCTATCTTGTCTGAGTCTTTATACTTAAAGTCCCGAAACATACTCTTTCTGTTTCGCTTCGCCATTTTTACTAAATTTGCATTGTATACAAAGTTAAGCAAATGGCAACTCTTTCTGGAAATAAGGTCAAGGACACCTATACGTCCCTACTAAAATTAGAATCTAACGGTGTAACCTCATCACTCAAAACTGTTGAGGACGGCTCTGGTGTAGATTCAGCACTTAAATTATCAACGGACACGGTAGAAGTTAACGGTACGCTGTCTTTCACTACCGCTCCCTCTACTGATTCGTCAGAGCTTACAGCTCTTTTGGTTGACGCAAGCAACAACGTAGTTAAACGTGAACTAGACTCTAGCGCATTTACGGCTGGAGCGGTAAACTCTTTTGAGACAATCTCCGTTTCTGGACAGACAGATGTCGTTGCAGATTCATCTAGCGACACCCTAACCTTTGCAGAGGGTACGGGTATCGACATTACTACAAATGCAGCTACCGACACTATCACTATTGCAAACAGCTCTAGTGCATTTAAGACGATTTCTGTTTCTGGTCAAAGTGATGTAGTGGCTGACGCTGTAGAAGATACTCTTACGTTGGCAGCTGGTACTGGTATTACTATTACTACAGCAGCATCAACTGATACTATCACGATAGCATCATCTTCTGGTACTGGCGCACCCATTATGGTTGTACGTCCAGATGCAGACTACACATTGACTGCTAGTGGTACATTCCCAGATACAGCAAGTGTAGAGAATACATCAGACACAAAATCATATTCCATAAACAATCCATCCAACACTAAATTAGAGTTGTTGACAGACCAAGGTGTTAAGACATTGGCTGCAGGTGTTGTGAGAATCGATGTGGATTTTGTATTAGAAATCACCAGTGCAAACACAGACGTAGAAATAAGTATTATTAGAGAACGCCCAGAAGGTTCTGCACAGACGACATTACAAGCTGTTGAACGTAGAATGCCTAATGCTGCGAATATGGTTATTGGTTTTTCTTTATACGCTGCTGCAAGAGCAGAAGATGTGTATCTTTATAAAATCCACGCTTCTTCTGGAGCAGGTTCATTGAAGCAAATTAGTTCATTCACCGTTACTCAACTTACATAATGACTGAAAAACAAAAAGAGTGTATATACGAAATCCAAGAGTTGATGCTAGCCATCAACACTGTGGTAAAAAAGTATGATTTAGAAGAAGAGTTTATTGCTTGCCTAGCAATTGGCTTTCTAGACATGGAAACATTATACACTGATGATGATGGTGATGATAGAGCTAACATGAGCCTTCTGTCTTCATTTGCCGTGTCTGACGAAGACGAACTTGACGACCTGCTTTCCTACTGCGTAGAAGCGTATAGAATGCAAGAGGAGGAGGAAAAGAAAAAGCCAGACACCAAGAGTATAGATTATTGGATTAACTTATCAAGAGGAGACGCAGACATAAACTAAAAGCTGCCTTCTCATATATTTGAATTAAAATGATTAGAAAAATAGTTATTGGGCGTGACCCAAAAGATGCTATGGCTTATTACGTAGGTATGAGAGCTGGAGCAGGAAAAGTAGTCGCAATCGTTGAAGATGAGAATCATCTGCACAAATATCTAAAAAAGAGATACCTCATATACATCGAAAACGAAGAAGGGACTATGTTATGGAAAAGCATAGATGATATGCCTTGTATTCTAGAGTACGACCTCAAATTCGATTGATATGAAACCTGTTAGAGATTTTATCGTAAGGATACCCAAAAAATTCAAAGACGAGGTTTCATTCAACGGAACGAAATTAAAACTTGTAAGCAAGTTTAATGAATTTGAACACAGGGTAAACTATGCGGAAATTTTAGGCTGTCCTAAAAGTTGCCCATTAGATAGTTGTGACGGAGCTGTTCTGTACTTTCATCACCACGTTGTAATGGAACAAAGATATGATATCGGTGAAGACTTGTATATGGTTACTTATGACCCAGACAACGGATATGGAAACCATGCTATCGCAATCGAAGACGAAGCTGGTAATATTACTATGCTTGGCGATTGGTGTTTTGTTGCACCCCCACCTCCTGCGGAAGAGGAAACAACTGATTCTGGTATTGTTCTTAGTGTCAAAGAAGCACCTGCAGAAGAGGGTGAACTCTTGCATATGCCAAAAGGCTCAGAGTGGATTGGAGCGAAGTCTGGTGATATGGTGGGTTACCGCAAGAATTCAGAATATGAAATGGAATTAAAAGATGGCAGCAAAGTTTATAGAATGAGACTGTCCGAAATAGTGTATGCCAAGAAAGAGTAAATTTACAACGATAGAGGCATCTACTAGATTGCTATCCTCTATGGAGGTCGCAATCAACAACATGATTGATGAAATCAGAAAACCTGTAGATGCAGAACTCTCTGGCTCTCAGCGTAAGGCGGAGCTTCAAAGTATAAAACAAACAGCAACGGATGCAAAAGAACTCCTTATCGAGTATCAACGACTCGAACAAATGGTCAAAGAACTCAAAGAGACAGGAGGGATTGAAGAAGACAAAGACTACTCTGGAGGATTCGCAGAACGATTCTCAAAGTAGTCAAGTCTTCATCTACTGGGATTATTAGTACCAGTAAGCGTGGGAGTGTATAGCGGTGATGTCACAACCGTGGTGCGGGCAAGATGACTGAACTGCTATACTTTCACTACTAACGCAAGAGGTTAGTATAAGAAACCCAGCTAGTAATAAAATCTTTTTCATAAGCTGGAATGTTAATTTAATGTAAATATAGCAAAATATAATGAAATGGCGGGTCTTAAGCAAGTTAAGGGGTATGACAACTACGTTGTCAACATATGTCCCAACGATTCAGATGGCGAGGTTACCACAATTGGTGGGCTTGATATTCAGCTTCCCAAAGCTCCGAAAGACGAAGAAATCCTTAACCATGACAGGGAACTTCATTTGCAAGTGTGGCAACGAATTCCTGTGCCAGAGGAACTGCGTAGGATTCGCTCTATGGATGAGTGGCTCGAAATGCCCTCGGAATTTAAGAAGCGTTTTTCTCCGTACATCGAGCAGGAGTTTAAGCGCAGGCGTGAAGGTGTTTGGTTTTTCAATAATGGTGAGCGTGTCTACATTACAGGGAGACACTATATGATGTTACAGTGGAGTAAGATGGATATCGGCTATGCCGACTATCTTGAGTTCCAGAGAAGGCTGTTTATTCACTTTGCCGCCTGTGAAGTTGACCCCCGCTCTATGGGGCAGATGTACACCAAGTGTAGACGTTCTGGATATACTAATATGTCATCAGCTATTCTCGTTGACGAAGCCACACAAGTAAAAGACAAGCTACTAGGTATACAGTCTAAGACTGGTAAGGACGCACAAGAAAATATCTTTATGAAGAAGGTTGTTCCTATGTTTAGGAGCTATCCATTCTTTTTTAAGCCTATACAGGATGGTACGACAAACCCTCGTATGGAGCTTGCATTTCGTGAGCCGTCTAAACGTATTACAAAGAAAAACAAGACCTCATCCAAGGGTGAAGCATTGAACAGTATAATTAACTGGAAGAACACTACTAACAATGCTTACGATGGTGAGAAGCTTCATATGATGTATCTTGATGAGGCAGGAAAGTGGGAAAAACCTACTGATATTCGTGAGGCATGGCGAATAGAAAGAACCTGTCTAATTGTAGGTCGTAAGATTATAGGTAAATGTCTTATGGGGTCTACGGTAAATCCAATGGACAAAGGTGGAAAACAATACAAAGAACTCTGGCGAGACTCAGACCCAGAAGATAGAAACGCAAACGGAAGAACAAAGACTGGGCTTTATAGATTATTTATACCAGCCTACGAAGCCCTCGAAGGCTTCTTTGACGAGTATGGAAACCCTATTGTCGAAGACCCAGATAAACCAGTTAAAACGATTGATGGGGATTTCGTTGACATCGGAGCAAAAACATATCTCAAAAACGAAAGAGATGCCCTCAAGCACGATGCGAGAGAACTCAATGAATATATACGACAATTCCCTTTTACAGTTGAGGAGGCAATGCGAGACAGTATCGAAGGGTCTACGTTTAATATTGGGAAGATATACGAACAAGTAGAATACAACCAAGAACTGTTTCCACATCCTGTGGTACGTGGAAACTTTAGTTGGAAGAATGGTGTAAGCGACAAAGAGGTGATATTTAGTCCCAACAAAGAAGGTCGTTGGCGTATTGCTTGGATGCCTAAACCAGAAAATAGAAACAAATACAAAATAGAATATGGAAAGAAAGTTCCTGCGAATGACCATATTGGTGTTGGTGGTGTCGATAGCTATGACTTGGACAGCACAAGTGATAATAGAGGCTCAAAAGGGGCTTGTCATCTCTACAATAAATTCAATATGTCTGCTCCTGCCAATATGTTTGTTGCTGAGTACGCTAGTCGTCCTCCTCTGGCACGAATCTTCTACGAAGACGTATTAATGGCTGCAGTGTTTTATGGATACCCACTATTGATAGAAAACAACAAGTACGGTATTGTAAGACACTTTGAAGCTCGTGGATACGAGGAATATGTGATGAAAAGACCTCAACATCTTAAATCACCAAATGCTGCGTCTAATACTAAAACTCGTGGTATTCCATCTAACTCTCAAGATGTGATACAAGCTCATGCCCATGCTATTGAAGCTTTTGTTGAAGAGCATGTAGGTATAAATTCCGACACAGGGCAGATGGGTAAAATGTACTTTGACAGAACTCTGGAAGATTGGATTGGATACAAGATTGACAACCGTACTAAATATGACCTTACGATTAGTTCTGGATTGGCGCTACTTGGCGCTCAAAGGTTTAAGACCGAGAAAAAACAGTCAAACTTTAATGACAAGAAGTTCTTTCGTACATACAAGGAAATAAGACGCTGATTAACAGTGCTTTAATTTCGTATATTTGCAAGGAAGTATTCTGCGAAAGGCTATGTACGATAACAACAACGATAAAGGGAAGTATGGTAATTTCCCAGACCCATTTGCTCCACACGCCCAAAAGACATCCAAGTCTTATGGAATAAAATACGCCAAGGCTATTGAAAAGCAGTGGGGGCGCTCTGATGACGAAAGAAGTTTATTCAGACGTAGATTAAAAGATTTTGAAACTAATCGTGATTACGCAAACGGTACTCAAGACACCTCTATCTACAAACAGATTCTAAACTCTTTAGACCCCAATAATGGAGATGGTACTCTATTGAACTTGGACTGGAGTCCAGTTCCTATCGTTCCTAAATTTGTAAAGATTGTTGTAAACAATATTCTGTCTAGAAAGCCTTACCCAAATGTAAAAGCTATCGACCCTTTATCTCAGTCTGAAAAAGATGAGAAGCGAGCAGAAAAAATGTTCGAGGTTAAAAACCGTGAGCTGCTCGCTCAACTACAGCAGCAGGGGGTAGATATCAAAACAAACCTATCTCAAATACCAGATACTCCAGAAGAAGCAGAAATTTTTATGGATGTTAATATCAAGACTGCAGCAGAAATTGCAGCGCAGGTTGGTACTAACATTACTCTGGAGTGGAACGACTTTGACCAGCGTGTATACCGTAGAGCAGTTACCGACTTGGTAACCTGTGGTATGGGTGTTGTTAAAAGAAGTAACGACCCAAACTATGGCATCAAAGAAGAGTACATCGACCCAGCATACTTCTTTCACAGTTACACCGAAGACCCTACATTTAGTGACCTCATTTATGCAGGACACATCAAAAAGATTAGTATCTCGGAACTCAAACGTATCGCTGGTGATGAGCTTACTGAAGAACAGTATGAAAAGATAGCTCAAGGGGTAAAGAACAAATACCAAAATAGAGCCGACAAGCTCAGCTACAAGTACTATGACGAAACTCTTGACCGTACAACATACGGTTATGATGAGTTTATTGTTGAAGTAATGGACTTTGAGTTTATGTCAACAGACTGTATGTACTTTGAAGGTAAGCAGTCTAGATTTGGAAACGAGAACTTTTATTATAAAGGATTCGAATACAACCCACCAAGAGAGTCCGTGTATGAAAGAACTCCAAAAAAGATGGAAGTTCAGACTGTATTTGGTGGCAGCTACGTTATCGGTTGCGGATATGTGTTTGACTACGGTCAAAAAAGAAATGTACCTAAAAACGTACATGATTTAACTAAAGCTAGACTTTCTTATTCTGTAGTTGCTACAAACCTACGCAGAATGATGCCTAAGTCTTTAGTAGGTTCTGTAATCGGTTTTGCTGACCAATTACAGCTTTCACATCTAAAATTACAACAAGCTATCGCTAAGGCTAAGCCAGATGGTCTCATTGTAGACATTGAGGGTCTTGAAAACGTACAGCTTGGTAAAGGAGGAGAACTACAACCATTAGATATACAAGACATCTATGAACAAACAGGTGTATTCTACTATCGTTCAAAGAATCCAGAAGGTGGATTCCAGAACCCTCCAGTTCGCTCTCTGGACAATAGCATTAGGAATATCAACGAGCTTATTGCTATCTACAACCATAATCTCCGTCTTATTCGTGATACTACAGGTATTAACGAAGTAATGGATGGAACATCTCCAAAAGGAGAACAGCTTGTAGGTGTGCGCCAGCAGGCAATAGCAGCAGGAAACAATGCAATCTACGATATTACAAACGCATCTATTTATCTATATACTAGAGTTTGTGAAGACATCGTAAAATGTCTTCAGATTTTACCTGTTGATTCTGTATTGTTTATGGCTTACGAGAGAGCTATCGGTAAGTCTAACATGGAGGTTTTGTCTTCATTTGGAGACCTTCCGATGTACAACTTCGGAATCAAGATTCAAATGGAAATGGATGAGACTGAAAAGGCTTATCTAGAACAAAACATTCAAGTAGCTCTATCTCAAAAAGAGATAGATATAGAGGATGCTATGGCTGTTCGCCAGCTAAAAGACATTGACCAAGCAGAGAGACTTCTTATCGTTAGACGCAAAAAGCGCATGAAGGTTATGCAGCAGATGGCACAGCAGAATTCTCAGATGCAAGCCCAGATGAATCAGCAAACAGCAATGGCAACATCTCAAGGTAAGATGCAGGAAATTCAAGCGCAGGCTCAAGCTAAGATTGCAGAAATCCAAGCCAAGGCTCAAGCAGACGCTCAGCTACTTCAAATGGAGTATCAGCTAAAAGGACAAATGCAAGGCGCAAAGATGCAGATGGACTCTCAGTTTAAACAGCAGGATATGGCTTTTCGTAAAAGCATCGAGACTGAAAAAGATGACCGCAAAGATGACCGTGTTAAAAAACAGGCGGTAGAGCAATCTAAAATGATTTCTCAACGTCAAGGTCAGCGAGGTGAACTTGAAGAAGAAGGTGATGATACAGTTGACATGCTAACTCGCTCATAACCAGTAAATTACTACCTTTGTAAAAAACAAGAAAATGGCAAATAACTTAACAAAAGACTACAACTTCTTTGCGAATTACTTTGGTCAAGGTGGTTTTGATGTTGTTAGTGCTACCCAAGATGTAGATGCACACACATATGTTGCTATTACTGCATTGGAGGCTAGCACAACGGTAACAACAGATTCTGTAGAGGGGGACAACTTGAATTCAACTCCAATTCCAGCTGGATGTACTGTTTATGGAAGATTCAACAGTGTTGAATGTGGCTCTGGTAAAATTTTGGTGTACAGAGAATACGTTGACTAATTATGACAACACAGATTAACTTAGATACAGCTACAAGGGTAGACATTACTTGTCGTAAGGGTGATACATTCAAATTGGAGTTTACTTTTACGGATGACAATGGCGATGCTATTGACTTAACAAGCTACACTTGGAAGATGGACGTAAAAGAAACAGATACATCTTCAAGTGATATTATCGGTGATTCAGATTTTGAATACACTGGTACATCTGAAGGTAAGTTAACTGTGAGCGCAACTGCGGCAACTATGGCTGGAGCTTCTGGCGGTATTTATGTATATGACTTACAGTCTACAAGTAGCGGAACTGTAAAAACTTGGGTATACGGAATTTTTAAAATTAACGAAGACGTAAGTGAGTAATATCCAAGTAAATAGTGGCGATGGTGTATCTATCGGAGGAGTAACCTCAACTCAACAAACGCTAAAAGTAGAACAGCCTTCAGTAAATGTTGCGGTTACTGGTATTGTAGGTGCAGCTGGTGACAAGAACTATGTTCACGACCAATCAAGCGCAAGTGCTACGTGGACAGTAACTCACAACCTAAATAAAAGACCAGCAGTATCTGTAGTGGATTCCGCTGGAACACAAATCATATGCGATGTACAGTATGACTCTGATAATCAAGTAACTCTGACGTTTGATGACTCAACAGCTGGAAAAGCGTATTTGAATTAGTATTAAATTTGTAACAAACAAAAAATAAATCATGGCATTAAAAATAGTATCGGGGTTATCCGCAACCAGTATATCCCTAACGTCATTTCTGGACTTAGCGAAAAACGAACTTCGTAATGCCCAGATTCAAAATTTGTCAACCACGCAAATCAATGCAATCTCGTCTCCAGTACAAGGGCAGTTTGTATATGATAGCACTGTAGACTTATTAAAAGTTTACGATGGTGAAGCATGGCAAGTGGTTGGTGCAGCAGCCGATGGAACTACCATTGAACTTTCAAGTAACACACTTACTGTTAAAGACGGTGGTATCAGCGCAGCTAAACTTGCATCAAGTGCAGTAACCTCTGCGAAGATTGCTACTGGCGCAGTAACTAATGCAAAGCTTGGTGCTGATGCTGTAACGGGTGCAAAGATTGCTGACAACGCAATCGATAGCGAACACTATGTAGACGGTTCTATTGATACGGTTCACCTTGCTGACGATGCTGTTACTGGTGCTAAAATCGCAGCTACTACAGTTGCAACTGGAAACATTGCAAACCTTGCTGTCACTTCTGGTAAGTTGGCTGATGGTGCTGTAGGTACAGCTAAACTAGCTGACGGTGGTATTAGCACTATTAAGATTGGTGATTCTCAAATCACTACTGCTAAAATAGCTACTGATGCTGTAACAGCAGCGAAGATTGCCGACAACTCGGTAGATATCGCACGATTAAATGTTACTGACGGGTCTAACGGTCAGTTCTTGAAGACTGATGGTTCTGGTAACCTTTCTTTCGCTACACACTCTGATGAGGATGTAAGTGCAGTAAACCTTGTTGGTAGATTAGCAGAGATTGACACTACTAATACTGGTAATGGCAACATTATCATTGGTGCTTCCGCTAACACCCCAGATACCCAGATTACTGGTAGCTTGATTGTAGACGGTGACCTTACTGTTGGTGGTACTACCACTACAGTAAACTCCACCACAATCACTGTTGATGACCCAGTATTTACTCTTGGTGGTGATACTGCTCCAACAACTGATGACAATAAAGACCGTGGTATTGAATTCCGTTACCACAATGGAACGGCTGCTAAAATCGGTTTCTTTGGTTACGATGATTCAGAGCGTGTATTCACATTCTTCTCTGATGCTACTAACACTTCAGAAGTATTTAGTGGTACTTTAGGTGAGGCTAAATTTGGTACTTTAAGTGCTGGAACAGTTAACGCAACCGCAAACTTTAATCTTGGTGGTGTAGCTGTTACATCAACGGCTGCCGAACTAAACATCCTTGATGGTGTAACAGCAACGGCTTCGGAACTTAATATCCTTGATGGCGTTACTTCTACCACTGCTGAAATAAACAAGCTTGATGGTTTTACTGGTGTTGCTGCCGACCTTAACTACGCTAAAGACCTTCGTGCTACTGGAGTTACTGCATCAGAGTTTGACAAGTTAGACGGTCTTACTTCTACTACAGCGGAGCTTAATAAGTTAGACGGCTTTACTGGGGTTGCAGCGGATTTGAACTATGCTAAAGACCTTCGTGCTACTGGTGTAACAACAACTGAATTTGACAAGCTTGATGGTTTAACTGCAAGCACTGCGGAATTGAATAAGCTGGATGGTGTTACAAGAACCACCGCTGAAATCAACTCTATCACCTCTCGTGCTGGTCGTTACGTACACACAGAAACGAATCACGGTGGTGGTGAGCTTATCATTGCTGGTACTACACACAACCTAACATTCCCATTCCACGTAACAATCATTGACTCAAGTGGTAATACATTGTTAGCGGATGTTGTACAGAATTCTGGTAACGATAACATCACTATTGGTGATTTACCAGCCGAAACAATTACAGTACATATTACTGGTGGTTTATAATAAAACCA